CACGCCCTGGATGATGTTGTAATCCGACGAGAGAACGATTTCCTTGTAGAGCAGGATCAGCGGGAAATTCTGCCGCGTAATCTTCTCGACATCCTCGATGCGTGCGTCGAACGCGGCCACGGTATCGGACACCGCGGTCAGTTGCGCGTTGATCGTGAGCCCGTCCGGCAATGTCGACTCAATGAAGCCAGACGTGGCGAGGCCTTCGCCGAGCCACGAGCCCGAGACGTTCGTCATGTAGTCGGCGAGGATGTTGCCAAGCTGATTAAGCTGGACGAGGCCCGTGCCGTCTTCGGCCGCGTTGAAATTAGTCGTCGTGATATTCTGGCCGTCCCAATGCCCGGAAATCTTGAACAGCGCGTTGGAGAGCGCCGTCTGGATTTCGGCGATGTCGGCATCGAGGACTTGCGTATTGATCGGGACGGCTTCCCAACTGCCGCCGCCAGTCGCCGCGATCCACACGAATGTCCCGTTGAAGGCGTCGATCGGATCGCCCCAGACGATGGCAACCTGGCCATGCTCGGACGTCGTGTTCGCCTGCATCGTCGCGTTGAGTTCGTAGGGAATGGCGCCGGCGAAGACCGGCGAGTTGGCAATCGCCGAGACGAAGTAATCGATCAGCCGGAATAGCGCCTTGATCTCGTCTTTGACCGGCTCGTGCGGTCCAGTGCTCGGGACATTGACCGTTCGAAAGTTCCGAAACGTGTCTTGAGCAAGTTCTATGATTTGGCTCATGTCACCACCATTGCACCCGTCGCCTGCTCAACCGATTCAACTGCGGAACCATTAGCAGCGGTCACCCAATAATAATAGGTGCCGGCTGAGAGTGGCTCGTCGATATGGCCTTGCGGGTCGTTGGGCGCTCCAAAGACAATCTCGATCAGCGACGAAGTCGGGAAGTCGTTGACCGTGTTGCGATACACATAACCGGCATCGAAGTTCGCTGAGTTGGGCGCGGTCCAGGTGATCGAGACGCCGCTCGTGATTGGTACGCCGGCCAGCGATTCGACTGGCGCCGGCGGAACCGGATCGACCGTGGTGTCGACTTCCTCGGTCGGGCTGAACGGCGAGAGGCCATTGGCCTTCGCGGCGAGTTCCACTTCAAGAATGGTGTCACCGGTCACGATATCGCTGAAAAACCTGAGCCGGTCAGACTGTTCGATAAGGTCTTCCGAATGATTCTCGGACTTCCAGTCACTCGGCTGATCGCCTGGCGTCCCGGTATCGGCATCCTTCACGCGCCAGCGCAATACATAGGTGAGGTCTGTCCGCGTCGGAACGTCGAACGAGACGAGCAATCGAACACCCAGCGCGCCACCACCGAGCGCTACGGCTTGCGCATCATAATTGACATTGGCTGGAGCCGAGGGCCCGAGGGACTCTGGCCGCTCCGGAACTATCGGCGCCTCGCCCTCGTCGGTCGCCGGATACCAGTCCTCGATCGCTGGATCGGCGCCGAGGAACTCGATGTAGACGCCGCCCTCGACCGCCCTGATGCGGCCGCCGCGGTTTTCAATCCAGCGCCCGTTCAGTCTCTTCGAGTAGGCCGATTCCACATAAATCCAGCGCTCATAGAGCGCGTTAAGCGCCGACATGCGCAGATCGAGCGTGCCGCGCAACTTCTCGCTTTGGCGGAACTGCTCGCGCTTCCCCAGCCGGCGCGCATGCGTGAACGAATGAGCCCATGTGGCTTCAAGTGTCCCATCCCGCTTTTTCCCGCGCTGCAGTTGATCAGCCTCGTCCGACCAGGGATCTGCTTCGACTTCCGTCCATTGGTGATCGGGCGAGGTGTATTTTACCTGCAGGAAATTCACCGCGTCGCGATCGGGATTGCCGGTGTCGATGTGAAAACCCTCGATGTCGGCATCGGTGATCACCACGCCCTTGTCGCGGAATTTGCCGACTCGCAGGATATATGCGCCATCGCCGCGCTTGAAGAGAATGCCGTCGCAGGCGGTCAGCATTTCCCTCAAGCCCACCTTCGGGTCTCGGCCGGTGACGTCCCAGCCGCCGCCATGATAGCGCGGCTCGGTTCCGCCGGCGTCGAGGCTGAATGGCTCGTCGCAGATGTCCGCCTCCTCGATCCACTCCTCGAGCACCGGCGCGATAGCGACCGCGTAGTCTTCCTGAAAGCCGAATTCATTATGGCAAAGGTGCCAGAGGATCGCGAGCGCGAGATTCTTCGTCGTTTCCCAGGTCGACGGGTCGTCAGGGTCATGACCCGTCATGCGCGGGTCGAACATATAGGCTCCCTCGATCACGACGGACGGCGACGGCTTCTGATAGGGATAGCGCTTCGAGAAGTTCTCAAGCTTCGTACCCTGGCAGATCATGGCGAGCGACGCCGTTCCATCGCCCCGATGATCATTGGTCCAGGTTCCCGGCAACGCCGAGACGATCTGGGAATAGGCGGTCTCGAGCGAGAGCCCGAGGCGAGTGAGGAGGCGAACGCTCTGTGCTTCGTAGCGGCCGTCCGCGCCTTCGGGCACGAAGCCCGAGCCATCGGGCGTCACTTCGTCGTCGTTCAGGAAAAACCGATTGATACCTCCTACCAGGTGAGAGGCAAGCGCCTGAACGACATAGAGGTTGCCATCCTTCTCCTCGAGCAACATCGTGGAGCCGGCTATGCGCGCCTCGCCGGCGACCCATATGCGATCGGGAACGGTCTGTAGAAACGCGAACTTGCCGTCATCGGGCTTGGGCGGCTTGGGCGTAAGCAGGGTTACCGCCACGGCGGTGCCGCCGGTCACGACGATGGCGGTCAGGATGGGCCCGGCGATCGCGGCCACTTCGGCGGTGACGCCGGCGGCGGTCAAACCAGAGATGAAGATCGGCGTCAGGATAGGGTCTTGCATTTCAGACCCTCCACGCCTGGGCGAACGGGAACGCCCGGTAGCGCAATCCGTGGAGCGCGCGGGTGACCCATAGGTCGCCTATCCGGATACCCATGACGCCGCCCACAACCGGCATTGATTGACGTTCGCCCAAGTCCACGTCAATTACGCCAATATCGCCCGAAATCGGGGCGCCAGTGCGTTCTAGGCCCGCCTCGTCCAGGATATGCCCAATGAGGGGAACAAAGCCGCCTTGCTCGATTACCAGGGCACGCGCGGCCTCCGGCGAGCTATACCGGGCCCGGTAGGGCGCGGCCGGGTCGATTCCGCGCCTGAGCCTGATCCAGTCGGAAACCAGACCCACGGTGCAGTCGCACTCGCCCCAGGCCCAAGCGCGCGCGGCCTGAACGTCAAGATAGTCCAGAAGCTCCTGAGGGATCATGAGCGCGGCCATGATACCTGGTGTCCTCTCTGGTAGCGAAACACCTGATCGCAAAACCGGTCGGGCGCTACGCCCGAAGGAACGGGGAACGCCTGTTGCTGGGCTGGCGTCCACGAAGCCCGCCGCGGCCGCGAGCGGCCCGAGGCCCCGAAGGTCACCACCAGCGACAAAGTTCGCGTGGCATTCCGATCGCCCTTGACGGGGCGCTGATCCATCGACCAGTAATCGGCAATGCCTCGCGTCAACCAGATGATCGGCGTCACCGGTTGCCAGCGCTCGTCGAGCGCCGCGATTCCGATCCGCAGGACCGAGCCCAGCACATCGGGCGCCTCCTCGTCGACCCGCTCGGCATATTCCGGCAGGACTCCGTCAATCGTAAATTCGAGCGATGTCGCCGTGCCGTTGATAACCGCTTCGAGTTCCGGCAGCGCCTTGAACACGCCGGCGCCGATATAGCGGTCGCCGGAGGGAAGATCGGTCGAGGGGATGCCGGCATCGACGTCGCTGAATCCCGACCACAGATGGAGCGCCGGATCGGATTCCAGCTTGAAAAACAGGCCGCGGTTGCCTGAAGTTCGAAAAAGCGCGGAGGTGGCTTCGTCGATATAAACCATCAGCCTGCCTCCACGAATGAAATGCTGGGAGCGCCCTGATACCAGCCGAACGGCTCCCATGGGAGCGACGTGCCGGCCTCAAGCCGCATGAGGCAGCGCGGCCGGTAGAAATCGAGCGGCGTGCCATCCGCCACGGCCTCGCGCAATGTCGGCCGGATTGCCACGACATAGGTAACGTTCTGGCCATCGGTCGTGTCCTCAGGCGTGATCGAGTCAATGTCGGCGATTCCGTAGGCGCGGAAGTTTTTCGTCTCGTGTAGGAAGCTGAATGTCTCGCCGCCCTCAAGCCGGGAGCCATTGATCACCTGGAACGTGAGCGTGCCGGCGTTGAGCGCATGGGCGCCGACGAGTACCGCGTCGATGTTGCCCTGGCTGAAGCCGACGAGATCGGAAAAGAGCGCGCCATCCGAATAGGTAATACCGCCTATAGGCAGCATTGGCTCACCATCCGTCCCGAGTGGATAGGGCGCGACATAATCGGTCAGCATCGGAACAATCATCGTGCGGACGGAGCCATTCAGGATATTGCGCAACCGCTGCCAATAGCGATGCTGGGCCGGCACGAACACGGGGATGCGCTGATACTTGACCGACCAGCGGCCGCCGCCGGTAAAGTCGATCGCATTTGTGTCGCCATTGAGCGAGCGGCCGCCCTCGATCGCGGAGCCCAGGATATCAATCGACATTTCGGCCGGCGGAAGCATGGAGATGCTATAAGTCTCGATCGCCATCAGCCGGTGTCCTTCTGATAGCGGCTGCTTACCGCGCCCAAGGTGCGCTGCAGCTCCTTGCGCTGCTCGGCCGCCGCGATCATCGATTGCCGCGCGATAAGCTCGAGCGTGCGCTCGGTCGCGTCGCCCTGCACATTGATCTGAGGCCCGCCGATCGTAATGGGCGGGAGCCCGCCGGCACCGAACCGGACGGCGCGAGCGAGCGCGACGCCCGCGCGGCTCACGACTCGCTCGCCGTCTTCCAGCACCGCCACGCGCTCATTCGGCCGGAGATTACCTCCATGCAGCCGCGGCGCTCCCGCAACCTGAGCCGCGCTGACGAGGCGCAGCGGCGTCCTCGTCGAGCCGACGATTCCGCCCTCGTGAAAGATGTTCGCAAGAAACGAGCCCGCCAGGGCGCCGACACCGCCAGTGTCCGTCCCTCCGAGCTTGAGAAATTCGGTGACAAGGTTGATTACATCGGGAATGGCGCCTCTGATGAGGTCACGCCATGTACCAGTCTTGGTCACGAGATCGGCAAGGCCCTGCCCGAGCGATTGCCCGAGCGCCTCCGATTCCTGCTGGAGGTCGGCCTGACCCTCTTTGACTTCGGCCGACTTGGCAGCCAGTTCGCCATAAATCTCCGATTTGCGCTTGAGCGCGGCAAGTTCCTCGTCGGTCAGGGTGATGCCGGCGCGCTGCGCTTCGAGGAGCTTTTCCTGTTCGAAGCGATACGCCTCGGCCGCTGCGATCGCGTCGTGGGTCTCGCCTCCGAGCCGGCGCATGGCATCAGCGGTCGCATTGATTTGCGCGCGCGCGAGTTCCTGGTCAGCGCCCTCCATGAAGGCGAAGCCCTTGCCGGGAAGTTGCGGCCCGAAGGCTTGGCCTCGGGGCATTCCCGGCGTGCCGGCCGCACCCATGACGCGATCGATGTAGGCCCAAACGTCGCCGATCGAACGGCCGCCGCCGATGACGGTCGGATTGGCGGTCGCGGCCCGGCCGCCCAGGACCGATTCGGCGAGCGCGTTCGGGTCGGCCCTGAGCGCCGAGAGCGCGCCGCCGGCGCCGAGAAAATGTGCTGCGTAAAGATTCCGCTCGCTCGCGGCGAAGCCCGCGGACCTGAGCGCGGCCGCATTCTCCTTGGCGAGGAGTTCGATCATCTGGCGCGAGATCGCCGGATCTGTTCTGAGATCGAGCGCGCGCCTGCCCATCGCCGCCGCGACTTCCTCGCCGATTACCTTCGGGATCAATCGCATCCAGGTCGACTCGATGAACTGCCCGTGCCCGGTCGCCGATGAAAGCGGATTGCGGATATCAGCAACACCGCGGCTCTCGACCTGGATCAGGCGATCGATGAAACCGGGCGGGAGGCCAGGTGCTGTGAACGGATCGGATGTAACCGGCACGCGCGTCCCGCGCGCGGTCTCGAACGGGTTGCGCGCGACGCCTGGCAGCGTGCGCGCTAGGACACCGCCGCGCCCGGTGCGCTCCCAGGCCGGTCCCATCTTGGAAAGTTCCGCATTGATGTCGATCAGATTCTGTTTCCACTCCTCGAGGAGCGGAAGCCCGACGCCGGTCGCCATCGCATTGTCGATTGCGCGGATGAGCCGGAGCCGCTCTTCGTCGAGCTTGATTATTTCCCGATGGGGCCCTGCGCGGCGCTTCTGGTCTTCCTCGACCTGGCGCTGCACGGCGTCGATATGAGCGCCGATCTTTTCGGCCTCGACGATCGCGGTCAGGAGTCCGGCGCCAATATTGGTCTTGAGGCGATCAAAGCCCGCGGTCAGGCGGTCGTCGAGTTCGTCGGCCTTTTTGACGAGTTCCGTATCCATGACGACGCCGAGCCGGATGGCCGCCGCCTCCTGGTCGCGCAATGCCTGCGCGCCGTCCTGGAGGTAAGGCAGTGCCTCGGCGGCGCTGCGGCCAAAGGCGGACATGGCTATTACGGATTTGTCGCCTTCGGTGCGAGCATTGTGGATCAGGTCCACGACATCGAAAAATAGCGCCTTGTTCGAGCGCATCTGGCCATTCATATCGCGGAGCGGCACGCCGTTGGCGTCGAGGATTTCCTTGAGCTTGTTGCCCTCGGTCGCGGCGATGCCAAGCTCCTTGTTGAACTTGGTCATGATGCCGACGAGATCGTCCTGCGTTCCGCCGCCCTGGCGCGCGGCGAAAGTCAATGTCTGGAGATCCCGGATTGACAATTGCGCGCGCTCGGCCTGGTCTTTGACTTGAGCAATGTCGGAAATCACGCTCTTGATGAACACGCCTGCGCCAACACCGAGCAAGGCCGGTCCGGCCGCGCCGCGGAAGGAATCGAGCACCGAGACCGATCCGGCAAGTGCGCCGCGCTGAGCCCGGGCGATATCGTCGGCCACATCCTTGGCGAATACCGACGTCATCGCGCGGGTGCGCGCGAAGCCGGCGCGGAGCCCGGCGTCGTCGAGCGTGACAGGAATGCGGAGCGGGGCGACAGGCAGCATTATTTCTTGCGTCCTCCTCGCATCAGTGAGCGCATGGCCTTCTTGATATTCTGAGGAGTGGCCGGCACCAGCGATTTCTTATCGCTCTTTCCGGTGCCGAAGATGGAATCGAGCATGTCGAGCCGCCCTTCATATGCGAGGAGAATGCCGCTCAGGCTGGTGTTCAGCGTCTCCTCCTCTGTCCAGCCTAGCCATCCGGTTCCCACTTGGAACAACCACCTGAAGTGTTCCTCGTGGGTGATCAGTTTCCCGGGTCGGTCCCTCCGCCTTCAGCGCCCGGTGGTTTGGGCTGTTCAGAGCGGCCGCCAGTCTGGAGGCCCTGAATATATCGCGTCAGCGGCCGCACCAGATTATCGAGCCCCGTCCTGAAAACCTGTTCCTCGGCTTGCTCGAATTTGATGCCAGAGCCGGCCGAGACAATCTTGGCATAGGCGCTCAAATCGAACGCGGCGAGGCGATCATATGCGAGCGCATACCCATTGAAATATTCGTTGATCGCCTTTGCCGCGGCGAGAGTTGGCCGCAACTTGACGGTCCCGCCGGCGAGATCGAGATCAATCTCGCCATAGCCGAGGACGGTCTCGGACTTCTTGTCCTCAGCCATCAGTCAGATGCCTCCGTCTCCGTGATCGTCCCCGAGTCGATCTCGATATTGCAGTTGGACGCGACGATCTGATTCGGGCCGCCGACATTCACGGTCTTGGAAAAGACCTTGCCCTTGAAAGTGAATGTCGTCGGCGTGGCGCCAGTCTGGTCGAGCGCGTCGTTCAGTTCGATCTTGAAGTTGTAGGCATAGTCCGAATCGCGCGCTTCGAGGAGGCGGATCTGGCCGACATCATCGGAGTCCTGACCGAGCTGCATGGCGAGCGCGCCGTCATCGAACGTGCCCTTGAATTTGCGCGTGCCACGCTGATCGAGACTGTTGTGGCGGATGACTTCGTATACCCGACCGAACTCGCCGAGGTTTACGATTTCGCCGACCAGCAGATAGTCTTCATCGGTTGCGGGAACCAAGGCGCGGGTGCCGATGTAAAGTTTCGACCCGGCCGAAGTGTGAACTGTCATAACCTTCGCTCCTTCCAGTTTCGCGCGGGCGCCATGGGCGCGCGGCGATGTTTAGGTTCGGTACATCACTTCGAACGTCAAGATGGCAACACCGTGCTTCTCGTCGCCCTCGCCATCGTAACCCATGCGCGTGCGGGCGAGAACGGTATTGAGCGCGAGCCCGCCCAGCCGTGGATTCGCAGCGATCACAGCCTCGACCGGTTCGCATAGTCCGTCGAGCGTTTCGTCGATTCCCTCGACCTTCGCGATGTGCAGTTCCAGGAACACTGAGAGATCCCGCAATAGCCGCGGGTCATTGACGTCCTGCTGGGAGTTTTCCTCATTCGTATAGATGAGCGCGACCGGCATTTCGGATTGCGCGGTGCGCCTTGTGCGCGTCATGAAAACGCGACCGGTCAGCGAAAGGACCGTGTCGACTTCGGCCGCGATCGCCTCGCGGATCAACTGGCGCTTGTGCGTCATGGCGCAAGCTCCAGGTCGATGACCATCATGCCTTCCGAGTCCTCACGGAAATCCTTCACGGAATAGTCGATCCCTTTGGCGGTGATCAGCGTCACACCGCGAACGAGTTCGTCTTCAAGATCGGCGATCCTGACCGCGAGCGTCGTCACCTTGGTCGACGTACCCTCCTCGCCCTGGAGCGTCGCGTAGTAATTCGAATCGTAGATGCCGGTCACGGTCTGGGGCAGGCCCGAGACGCCGTAAGTGATCACCGCCTCGGTCGGGAAGGTGTTGCGGACGACCTGGTTGAGGTGATCGAAATCGACCATGGCTATTCGCGCTCCATGATCATGTTCCGGGTATCGAGCAGCGCGCCGTCGCCGGCACCGGCGTAGCCGAGTCCGCGCAGAAACGCCGTGATGTCTTGCCGGGCACGTTCGTTCAGCACTTCAATGATGAGACGCGGGTGCCAGCGCTTGAGCGTTTCGGCCGCGCCTTCCAATACGCGAAGCTCGAAGGTTTCAACATCAATCTTGATTGCCGAGACCCGACCGATATCGAGCGAGTCGACGCGAACGGTCCTGACCCTGATGCGAGGCTCGCTCTTGCGGAGCAAGCTCGCCCCGCTGGTCAGGTGAACCTTGTCATTGAAACCGATAGACGCGTTGCCATCCTGATTCGAAGCGGCCGCCTCGATGATCTCGACGTCTACGTGGTTCAGATGAGCGTTGTTTCGGATGCGCTCGCACATGACAGGCAATGGCTCGATCGCGATCGCGGTCGCGCCCATCTTCGCAGCGACGATCGAGAACACTCCGCTATAGGCGCCGATGTCGAGGACCGTTCCGCCCGAATGACACATGGCCTGCCAAGCCTTCAGCGTGTCAGGCTCGAATGCGCCTTTGGCGCGCACATGGCCGCAGATGCGATCGTCATCGAGCATCGCCACGCACAGGCTTCCGGCTGGAACCGTCATGGCTTGCGGCGAAGCCGCTAGCGGCTTCGCCGCTACGCCGCCCATGCCTGCTTCACCCAGCTTACGTCGCAGTTGTCGGGTTTGCGCATTCCCCCGAACGCAATGACCGAGCACCCACGCGGGGCGCGATCGGGATGAAGATCGAGATCCCGATAGGACATGAAGAAACCCGGAGGCGTCACGTCTTGCAGAAGCGTCGCGCGCGGATGCAGAAGCTCGATGACGCGCTGATCTCCATACTGCGCGCAACGGCGCATCCATTCTTGAGCGTCGGGCTCGAAGCCGCGCCAGACATCGTCGCCGAAATTCCGGCCCATCGTCATGACGCAAGACCCGTAGCGGCATGGGTAGCTCGCGTGTCCGGCCGCGCGGGTGAAGTTTCCGCAGATGGCGAAGCCATCCTTATCCGCCGTCCGCTCGAGCGGAGTTATGTCGCCGATGACCACGGTGTCGAGGTCGAAATAAATGACGCGAGCGCCCGCGCGCCAGCTGGTATCGAAGAGCTTCATCTTGCCCCACCAGCCGATCAGCCGGTGATCGCCGATCGCGACCGTTTCGTAGCCGGCAAGCTCGTTCGGCTTGTCGGTCAAAACGACGAAGCGATGCGCGTGGACGAAATACCGCCTCACCATCGCGCGCAATCGATGCACATAGGCGACCGGGTATTTCGAACCGGTGCGAACGCACGCGATTATGGTCTTAGGGTTTTCCAAGGAGCGCCAGGCCCTCCTCGATCGTAACCCGCGGGAACACCTTGATGCCGGAATAGGGACAGGCATTGAACACTTCGATCTTCGCTTCGGCCAGAGCCTTCGCCGGATGCGCGTAACATTCAGCCCAGGCCTTCCACGCCTTTTCGCTTTGCGTGCGTTTCTTGCCGTAGTGCTGCTCGTTGTGATGCCATTTGCCATCGGCGCTCTTGCCATAGTCATAGCCGAACAGCACGATCCGGCGCGGCCGCTTGAGGTAAGCAAGATTGAGCGCGCCATAGCCTGAGGTTCCGCCGGCCGCGATCGCTGTCGGAACTTTCGAAATCATCTGATGGTTGATGCGCAAAACGAAATTCACGTTCGGCAGGACGGGAAGCGTGTTCCGCTCGGCGACCGCCCACACGATCGGCATAGTCACCTGAGCCAGGCGCGGCGCCCATTCGATGTAGCGCGGCCCGTCGAGCCCGAATCCAAGGTCCGCCCATGGCATGTCGAAAATCGAGCCTTTGACCGCTAATACCCGCCAACGCGGGTCGCGGAACCGGTTAAGATCGAAACCAGCGAGCGACGTTCCGCCGGCGACGACGGCTAATGGCTTATCGCCCCAATCGGCCGGACCTACGTCGCCCATTGGTTTAGCTCCTTCATGAACTCTTGAGCGAACGGCACTTTTGAGAAACCCGGGACGCATGGCGATCCATCCGTGTGATGTACGATCTTCGGCTCTATAGCAGAGTCGGAGTAACCTGCGAGCCAATTCCAGGCAACCGGCAGATCGCCGATAAGGCGGTCCTCAAGCCAGCAGAAGCGATGAAGATCGCGGCCGGGCACCGCGTTCACGAGTTCTTTCGTGAGCGCGGCATTGGCCGCGTGAGCGCAGTTGAACAGCATCAGGCTCGACCAATTCTTACGCGGATATGCCGCCTGCGGCTGACCCGCCATCTTGACCGATGACGACGGAACGTGATCGTGCTTCACGCACATCACCGCGAAGCTCGAGTCGGCCGAGGCAAAAAGTTCCTCGAGATTCGCGCGCACGAGCATGTCGCAATCCATAAACAGCGCCCAGCCCTTGCGACCGGCCGCCTCGCGCACGGCGAGATGAGGGACAAGGAACCGCGAGATTGCGAATTCAGTTGCCATTCCGGCATCGCTGATCTCGTCCCACATCTGCCGGCGGCCGCGCTCGTCGACCGAATATCGCGTCGGCCGCCAGTACAAACCCTGCGCCCGAAGATCATCGAGCACGAGGCCATGAACCGGGATCGGCTCGACGAGATGCCGCTCGCAAGAGCGCCTCGCGACTGCGAACGCCGCGGCGTCGCGAGGGTCAAAGCCGATCCAGATACTGCGGTCCACGCGCGCGGGGCCTCCCTCTTCAAAAAAGAGGCTATGCGCGCCGGGCGCGCTGCAGCATTGCCGGGCGCGTGCAGAGGAAGAGCGGATAGCTGTAAACCTCGACCTTCACCCATGCGCCGCGGTCGCGGTCAGGGATCTGCATGCCATAGACGGGCTGGCCCAGCGTGTTGATCCACGGCATGAACTCGGCCGGGCCCATGACGTGCTGAAAGACGCCAGGCGCGTTGACCGGAAAGAACTTCGCCTTGTCAGTCGGAATGCCGACCGTCGAGGCATCCGCTGTCCCATCGGTCGCACCCTCGTCGTAATTGTCGGTGCCGCGATAGTTGTGCCAGTAGATCTTGCCGAAATAGAACGTGTCGAACTCGTTGGCCTCGCGAAGCTCGGCCGCCGCCGACCAGCTCAGATAGGTATCGCGCACCTTGGGATGATCGACGAAGGCGTCCCAGAACGCATCGCCGACAAGCGCATGCACCTGCGTCGTAGGCATCCATGAGCCGGCCGCCGCGCGCTGCATCTGCCGGCGCACTTGGTTGCAAAGCCCGCGGATGTTCGTCGTCGCCGTGGTCAGCGCGAAGTTGATTTCAGTCGCCTGCGTCGCGCTCCACTCGGTAAACCAGTTTTCGAGTGTCGAGCCATCGGCGTCGAGCACGATGCCCTGGACGGCGCCGAGACGCATGTGCTCGAACGTGAGGCTGATGTCCGCCTGAATGCCGTTCGCGCCCGTGTAGCGGCGCTGCACTTCCGCCATGACTTGCGACAGCTCGGTTTCTGACCCGAATTCGCGGATGCCGGTCAATTCGTCGGCCATAATCGTGTCGCCCTTGGCGAGACGATGGATGCCGAAATTTCGGATATCGCGTTTCTCGGTCGTGCGCTGATCGATCGGGGCACCACGCTCGGTCGCCAAAATAAGCTTGAGCACGCCGTTGCGCTGCTCGATCGCGACGTATTTGTTGCGGATGGGAACCGGATCGAACAGGCCGGGCATCGAACCCAGCATGGTCGGCCGGAACGGCTGACGGTTAAACGCGCCGGTCAGGGAGACCGTGTCAAACGCGTCCTGGTTGAAGATGTCCAACATGACCATGATCGGAGTTCCTTTTCTCGATGCTGGGCGTTAACGAGCGACGATGTCGATCGCCTTGAGCGCGGTCACGTAGGCCGCCTCTCGCGGGTTGTCGGTATCATCGGCAGGGATGGTGAGTTCGGAGAGATTGACGACGCTGTCGCGTGCCGTATAGACGGCGCCAGTGACGTCGCCATCGGTCGCGTCGACATTGTCGTACATCACTCCAACGGGCGCCGTGATCACAGCGTCAGCGGAATTCAAGAGGCCATCCGCGGCGATGATCTTTCCGGCGCCATCAAGCTGCACGACCTGACCGGCGACGAGAACCTGACCGCTAAGCACGGTCGCGGTTTCGCGCGAGAACTGAGGATCAGCCTCCCACACGATGTACTCGCCGGTGTGTTTGCCTTCAGTGAGGACAGACATATGTTGATCTCCTCGGTTTCAGAATTTCGATCTACCGCGCCGACCGGCGCTACGCGCTACTTACCGGCGAAGATGTTGGCCGTGGCGTTCACCTTCTTCGCGGCTTCGTCCCACATCGAATTGATAGATGCGCGATCGCTGCCGCCGCTTGCCTGATGCTGGCCTCTGATCGGCGTCGTCTCGCCGACCGCGGTCATCTTCGTGAAAAGCTGAGCGCGGACGTGCTCCATGCTGGCGCCCGAGGCGATGAATTGATCGGCAAGCTTCGCGTCGATCGCCGGGCACTGCTTGTGCGCGAGCGCCACCGCCGCGCGGATTTCCTTGCCGCTCTCGATGCGGGCTTTCGCCTGCTCGATGGTCACGCCTTCCTTGATCAGCGTCGCGGCCATCGCCGGAACGCCGGCGGTGGCGCATAGCGTCGCGATTTCAGCGGCCGCGTTGGCGATCGCCTGAGCATCGACGGGTGCCGGCGGCGCGGCCGGCGCAGGAGTCGGAGTCGTCGTCATTTTGGATTTCTCCTTCGGTTGACCGGCGGCGCGGGCGTCCGCCAGTTGAGCAATCATCAAGGCCGGATCGAAGTGCCCGGCTTTGGCCCAGACTTCGGCCTTCGCCTTGAGCGGCTCGGGCGCGCGCAGATAGGCGCGGAAATCGAACGCCGTTACATCCTCGGCCGGGTCTTCGATCTTGCCCGTGGCAAAGCCCGCCTCGATCGCCTCGTCGTCATCGAGCCAGGTTTCCTCACCCATGAGCTTCTTGCATTCAGCCTCGGTCTTGCCTGAGCGGCGCGCGTAGATTTTCGCCATCTGCAGATCCATCTTGTCGAGCACCTTGGCGGTCATCCGGTGATCGTCGGCCGTGCCCCAGGTCATGCCCGAGCCGTTGTGGATCATGATCAGCGAACCGGCAGCCATGATGATCTGGTCGCCGGCCATCCCGATCACCGAAGCGGCGCTCGCCATCAGCGAATCGTTGACGATCGTCACCTTCACGGCGCCGTCAGCCTTGTGCGCGACGAGCAGATTGTGAATAGCAACGCCCTCGGTTGCAAAGCCGCCGCCCGAATTGATGTGGACCTCGATATCGCCCGTGGTCTCGGCGAGCGCGTTCAACACATCGGCGACAGTGAAGCCATTTTGGTCCCAATAATCGAAATATCCGACCGGGCCATAGAGATAGATCTTGCCATTTCTAATCAGACGGCTTGTCATCGACGACATCCTTCTTTGGCTGTTGCGCGACGCCGGCGACCGTCACCTTGCGCGGATCGCTATCGAGCACGAGGCCAAGTTCATCGGCGCGGCGATTGTCCTCGGCTATCTCTTCGTCGACGGTCTGAACCGCGTAGCCGCGCTCGGACACATGCGTCGCGCGCGACAGGAAGCCTGCGCGAACTTCGTCCCGGCGCGCGGCAACGTCCTGCGTCGGATTGATGTAAGGCCAAGCCTGAGGCGCCCATTTCACCCGCACGACGTCGCGAAGCGTTACGCCATTGCGCAACCTGATTTTGCCAGCGAGCCAGGCTGTCTCGGCCCAGCGCCTGAGGACAGGCGCGGCCCACTGAAAGACGACGAGGCCATGCTGATACATTTCGACGGCGCGGCGGAATTCGTTGACGGCAGCGCGCCATGTCCGGTCGTTGACGTGCTTGTAGTTGCCGGAAAGCTGTTCAAACAGAATGCCGGCCGCGACCGCGACGCGGCGTTCCTGACCTTCCATGAAAGATTCGTAAGAATCTTCAAGTTTCGGCGGGTCGGAGAAGGTGATCTCCTGATCAGCGCGCAATAAATTCATGAGGCCAGGCTCGAGGCTCGCGATTGCGACGCCGTCCTCATTGGCGTCGCCTTGACCTGAGAGAATCTCGTTCTCGTTGCCAGTCTGCGGGCCGCCTCTGACGAAACCGGTGAACAGCGCTCCGATCTGCTGTTTGACAAGTTGCGCGTCGTCATACTTGTCGAGATCGTGGAGCTTCATGAGCGCGCGTGTTAGCCACGGCTCGCCGCGGATTTCGCCCGGCCGCCGCACCTGGGACAATTGCAACACCTCGCTCGCAGGCACCCTCACGGTATCGGCCGAGAA